CTTGCCGCAGACATTGAAGCATTGGAGTGCATCCCGTGAAATTCACCGTTGAAATCGCGGCCTTCGCCGCCGCCGTCCGCCGCGCGTCGAGCGTCATTCAGGCGCGCAATGTCATCCCGTCGCTGGCCTGCGTTCATATCGCCGCAGACGCCGGGCTGAGGATCACGGCAACCGACCTGAACGAATGGATCACCGTCGCCGCGCCCGCATCCGTATCGGCCCCCGGTGCAATCTGCGTCCGCGCCGATACCCTGTCGGCATGGCTGGCAGCCTGCCCGAAAGGCGCGCTGGTTGACTGCGCGGTCAACGGCCACAAGGTGACGTTCCGCGCCGGGCGGAACAGCGTCAGCATGATCTACATCCCGGCGGAAGACTTCCCCGAATTGCAGCACAAGGACGAGCGCAGCGAAGTGCCGAACGTCATCGCCGCGATGGAAACTTGCCTGCCCTATGCCAGCGAGGAAGACAGCCGCCGGATGCTGATGGGCGTCTTTGTCGGCGGCGGGCATGTGGTGGCGACGAATGGGTACATCGCCTGCGCCGTTGCCGTGGGCGATACCGGCGACATCGCTGCGACCATCCCGACAAGCGGCGTCCGGCAGGTTATTCAGTCCGGCCCCGCCGCACGGCTTTTCGTGGGGGCGTGGTCGTGGTCCTGCGAAGATGACGGCATCACCATGGGCGGCAAGCTGATCGGCGAGGCTTTCCTCGATTGGCAGCGCGCCGTGCCGTCGCCGGAAATCACGGTCACGGTCGATGCCGACGAAATCGCCGCCGCCTGCGGCACAGTTGCCGTCGCGGCAGGCAACATGAAGGTTCGCGGTATCGCCATTACCGGAGATGGGACAGCCGCCGTCCTGCGCTGCCAGGGCGACCTTGGCGAAGCGACGGCGGAGGTTGCCTGCGAAGGCCCGGCGTTCTCTTGTGGCATCAACAGCAAATACGCGCAAACGGCAATGAAGACGATGGCCGGGCGGGTCATTTCCATGGGCATCGCGGACCCTATCCTGATGACCTCGCCCGCCGCGCCGGAAACCCGTGTGCTTGTCATGCAGATGAGGTTGTGATGGCATCGCCATACGTTCTCCCTTCCGGCAAAGTGCAGATCGCTTTCAGCGTCGGCAGGACGAGCGCTTATATGCTGCGTCAAATACTCGACGCCAACGGCGGCCTGCCGACCGACGGGCGCGTACAGGTGACGTTTCAGAACACGGGGCGCGAAATGCCTCAAACGCTGGATTTCGTCGCCGAGGTCGGGCGGCGGTGGGGCAATCAGGCCCCGTGCGGCGCGCCATCAGCCCCGCCAAGTCCCGACAGGGCGCGTGACAGGGCCGTGACCTATCCCGGCATAGCAGCGGCTTTGGCCGATCACATAGCGAGGCACGGATGACCGCGATACTGCTGGGCATTGATCCGGGGCGCTATCGCAGCCGGTGAAGCCGGATGACTTCGGCTTCAACTTTCGGCCTGATAGCCGCAGGAATGCGGTCCAGCATCTTCCGGCGCTTGGCCTTGTCGTTCACGGCAAGCACCTGTTTCGCCGCGCCGTATATTTCCAGTTGCGCCCATGACCTGATTGCTTCCGGTGCATCCCGCCAAGCGACCTTCCCGCTCAACAGGTCGGCAAGCTGTTCGCTTGGCTTTTGGACGCTAGGCGCGATGCTGTAGGGCAATCCAATCCTCCAATGCCGCCCATGCCGCCTGCCAGCCCAAGGCCACACACGTAAAAGCCCCGCAACTTGACGCTGCCGTCAGGTATTCAATCTGTCCGTCCTGCCATGCTGATTTTGTGTGGTCGCAGCGCTTCAATTCGCAGACAAAGGCAGGGTTTCCGGGGATGATAATGTCCGCCGCGCCCTGCGTCATTCCCTCGATCCGGTGCCGGTGAACCGCGCCAATCTGTCCCTTTTTGCGCAGCCCTTCATTGCGCGGATGCAGGGCTACCGCGCCCCATGTGTCCGGGTATTCCGCGCGCAACCTATTGAAGAACGTCACCAGTTCCCGATCTTCGGTCGGACACTTGCCGCGAAACCCGGCATCGCCATAGACCGGAAACGGCAGATCATTCAGGCGCATGGTCTGCTTCCCTGTTATAGGCGTGGATCACGTAAAAGCCGCTGGTGGCGTCCTTCTGATAGGTCACGCTGCGCGGGGCGGTTTCTCCGTTATCGGTCGCCATGGCCCAACGCGCATGTTCCGCCTGCCCCCGCGAATGCTTGGCCTCGGGCATGACCCAAGTTGTGAATTGCCGATATGGCGTCACCCATTCAACCCGAATTGTAGCATTTCCGCTGCGGCTGACACCCGGCTTGCAATCCATGCTGATGACTTCATCGGTTTGCCGTTGCGTCGGGTCACGCTTCAAGGCGCGAAACTCGATCCGCAGCTTTTCGTTCGGGTCCACAAGTTCGGCCTTGCATTCGGCGCATCGCCTTGCGGCAATGTCATTCGCCGCCGTACAGGCCGGGCATTCCTTGAACGTCCACCGATACCCGCACCGTTCATATTCGCCCCGCGCGCCGCTCTGGACAAGACCCATGCATCGCCGTCCGTGGTGCCCCGGCACAGGCCCCCATTCGCTTTGCACCTGCGCCCCCGTCAGGTCCAGGATGTATCCCGCCGCGTCCTTCTCATAGGACAGGTATTCCTCCTTGGCCGTGAAGCCATTTTCGTACTTGCAGGACGGACAGACGCAGGTCATGCCGCCACTGCCCTCCGCCTCTTTCCCGGCCCTCACTACGGGCGCGAACATGTCACCGTCCGGGCAATGGTCATCAAGATTGCTGGTGTAGTCGAGGATCAGGCAATCCGTCTTACCGGGGCTTGTGCGCAGCCCGCGCCCGATGATCTGCTGTAACAAGCCGATGCTTTCCGTCTTCCGCAGGATGGCAATGAGGTCCACATGCGGCGCGTCAAAGCCGGTTGTCAGAACCGAGACGTTCACCAGATACTTGATGTCCTGCGCCTTGTAGCGCCTTATCAGGCTGTCCCGTTGCGCCTTTGGTGTTTCGCCGGTCACTATGGCGGACATTTCCGGCGGCAGGCTGGCCAGCACTTCTTTGGCGTGATCGACCGTCGCCGCGAAGAACATGACGCCCTTGCGATCACGCGCCTTGTCCACCACGTCCGCGACAACGGCGGCTGTCTTGCGCCCATGCCCATGATAGGCCCGGTCTACAGCTTCCGCGTCAAACTGGCCCCGGCTGTTGAGCGTCAGGCCGGAAGTATCATAGCCTTCCGCACTGATTTCCCCGATAACCGGCGGCGTCAGGAAGCCCATTTCTATCAGCGCCCGCGCGTCGATCTTGTAGACACACTTGACGAAATACGGTTTGCGCGCCGTATCCTCGCCATTGATCCTTCCCGGCGTTCCGGGGTGCTCCCGGAATATCCACCCGGACCCCAGCCGATAGGGCGTGGCGGTCAACCCGCATATCCGCAAGTTGGGGTTCGCCATTCGCATGGCTTCCAATATGTCCCGCACCGTAGGGGTAATGCCGTGGCATTCATCGATGATGACAAGGGCAAACTCATTGTTGAAACGGCTGATCCTGTTTTTAACCGTGAGTGGGCTTCCGAAGACGACAGGATGACGCAATTCCTTGCCCCCGGCGCTTGCTGAAAACACCGAAGCCGCATTGCCTGTGGCGAGGAATTTTTCCCGGTTCTGCGTAATCAGTTCGGCGCTCGGGGCAAGGCAAAGCACCCGCTTTTTAGTCAGCTTGTGGATATGGTCCGCTATCGCCGCGATGATATGCGATTTACCCGCGCCCGTTGCCGCCTCGACGCAGAACGGCGAAACAGATTTGCGCATGAACGCAATGGCGGCATCACAGGCGTCCTGCTGGTATGGACGAAGCGTCACTTCACCACCCAATAGGACGAAGGCTTGCCCCGGAACGGCTCAAGGTCGGCATTCGGCGCATACTTCGCCAGAGCCTTAGCATAGGACACGGCCCCTGCTTTCTCGATGCGGGTCAGGTTGCGCCCCGAAATGACCGCGCTGCGCTCCCCGGCAATTCGCACCATTTCTGCCAGCACTTCCTTCTTGCGCTCTTCGGCCCGTTCGATGGCCTCGTTCAGGTCATCCCATTCCGCGATCAACTTTGCCGCCTGGGGCGTGTCGATTTCCGCGCGGCGCGGTTCAAGGTAGGGCTTGGGGTCGGCCAAAGCGGCCAGATAGTCGGCATGGAACGCGCGCAGCTTGGGCAGGTTTTCGGCCTGCCATTCTTCGCTGGCCTTGCAGAAGGTCAGGTCATGACGATCCGGTGCCCACTGCCAAAAGTCGCACCACGTGCGGCCCGTCACCCAAAGGGAAAACTGGATTTGCGCAATGTAGTGCGGCTGTTCCGCAAGCGTCTTGAACGGCTTTGCTTCTTCCGGCTTGCGCAGGTCGAAGGGGCACTTGACTTCAAGCAGGCCATTTTCGCCAAGAAGCCCGTCCGGGCTGCATCCGGCCCATGCGTGGCCGTCGATCATTTCCGGCGATACCAGAAACCCCGCCTTGTCCACGCGGTTGCCGGTTTCCATCACATAATCGGCGATGGCCCCGGCTTCGTGAAAAGCGCCATATTCGGTCGCCACGTTGCCGGTAAATTCGGGTTCCGCCCCCATGGCATCCCGCACCATCCGGCGCAACACGTCCCCGCGCGTAGCGTGTGGAGACAGGCCAAGGATGGCCCATACTTGGCTGGCCGTGACAAGCCCTTTCCGGGCCGCAAACCACTCCGGGCTGCGCTGTTCCATATCGTTCCTCATGTATTGATGTGGTGATCATCCAGCCGATTTGGCCCGGCTGTTCACCGGGCCGTTTTGACCGTGCGGTCAGAAAGGAATTTCGTCGTCGTCCGCCTTGCTGCCGCTGCGCGAAATCGTGCTGGCCTGCCCGCCACGTCCTGCCGTTGCCGCAGGCGGCGGGGCATTGGTGATGTTCACCGGCTTGGTTTTCGGCGCTACCGCGCTGATCCAGTTGCCGGTTGCAGTGCCGCGCGCATCGCTCACAGCCCATACCATGCACTTGATATTCATGGGCTTGCCGGTCAGGTGCAACAGGTCATCATCAGTCGGCTTGCCCGATTTTCGCGCCAGCTTGCCGCCCGCGTTGAAATCGATGGTCGCCAGCATCTTCCGCGCCTTGTCCCGCTTGGCTTCCGCCTTCTTGTTGTCCTTGGCCTGCGGGTCCAGGTCTGTCACCCAGAGTTTCTGGAACACCTTGCGATTCTGATATTCCTCGGGCGCAAGGACTGTCCACGTCAACTCGATGAATTCGTTGCCATCCTTGTCGGCCCATGCCGCCTTTTCCACCTCGCCCAGCACGTCACTGCCATCCGGGATCGGATCAAACCGCCCGCCCCCGGTTTCGTATTCGCCCTTCACGTCATCGGTCGCCGCAGCGCCGTCGCTCAAATCCCAGAAGCCCATGGGTCACTTGTCCTTTTTCGCAGTTGCGGTTGCCGTCGCCGTCGCTTCCACGACAAGCCCCGGAATTTTCCCGGCCAAGGGGTTCACCCCCGGCAGAAACTCCATGGCTTCGGTGATGCCGTAGCGGTTTTTCGACACGTTCGCGGCGGTTGCGTGGACAATCAGTTCCCGCTCGCCCGTGCTGATGGCCTTCTTTCGTTCGCCATCCTCGCCCTTGGTGAAAGTGACGAGGCGGACAAACCCCACAACATCCACATCGTCCACATATGGCGGCATGGATTTGGGCGGCAGGCGTAGCGAATAGCGCATGTAGTCGTCGCTGTCCGGCAGGCGCATGGTTTCCACGTCTGCATGGGCCAGAAAGACGACATGCATCCCGCGCCGTTCACTCAGGACGCCCGCTGCGCGCCGAACCCGCTGGTGCATCGCCGCAACCGCGTTGACGCCCGCACCGTATCCGCCGAGGGCTTGGTTGATGCTGCGCGCCTTGGGGTCGCTGGCCAGAACGTCCGCGATGAACATGCGTTCCAGAGCGGTCACGCTGTCCACCACGAGCGTCTTGTATTCGTGCGGCTCGGTGACAAGCGCGGTCAGTTGATCCCATAGCATCTGGGCATTGGCCAGCACCGGGAATGCGTCCGGGCGCTTGTCCTTGGGGATGGCCTGCATCCCGTCTTCCGCGCGGATGAACACCGCGTTCGGAAATGTCGCGGCAAGGCTAGTCTTGCCCATTCCGCTGTCACCGCAGATTGTCACCATGACGGGACGGTCCTGCGGCTTGGCGATGGTTTCCATCAAGCTCATTTCGTTGCGTCCTCTTCTGCCGCAGAAATCAGAAGAAGCCCCAGAATGCTGGCCTGCGTTTCAGTCAGGGCAATATCGATCACGTCGCAATTTCCCGCATCCGTGATACCGATCACGACACCGCCGTGAGCGCCCGCGTTGACGCTCATCTTGATGCCGTCAACCGTCAGTGATCCTTCCATGTAAGGCTCCTTGGCCTGCGCGCCGGGTCGCGCTCTGCACCCCGGATGCCCGGCGAAATGCCGAAAGCCTGTTGACTGTAGCGGAAACATTGGGGCATAGTCAACAAGGTTTCACGAAAACCGCCGGTAGAACGGCGAAAACCGCTGGTGGATGGCACCAAGGAAGGCATCGGACAATGGCTTTGGACGACCTTCGCGCGGCCCTGCGCGATCTTAACCTTGCGGCGGTATCGCGCGCCTGCGGCGTGTCACACAACACGCTGATAGGCATCCGCACGGGCCGCATCAAGCGCCCCATTCGGCGCACGATGGCGCGGATCGAGGCTTATCTAAATGGCCGGTGAACCGGACGGAGATGGCCAGATTTCTGCGTGGCTGCGCGAGATAGCCTGCGAAGAGACGATACGGATGCTTGATGAAAGGTCTAGGGGTATCAGCCCCGACGGCGTTGCATGGGGCGCACATTCCTGGCTTGAGGCACACCGGGCCGGGGCGCCTCTCTATCCCTTGCTGATGGAAAGCGTCCGCGAGGATGCGCGCTATTGGGCAGAGACGGCGCATCCTGCCGAACTGGAATGCTACGCGGTGGCGACGATTGACCGACTGCGCGAAGGGCTTTTCGCGTCCCGGCAGATCAAGCGCCTGATCGGCGGCCTTTGGCGGCGCATGTCGCCGGATGAAAAGCGGGAATTTCTGGAATGGGCGCTGAAGCATGAACGCGGCGAGTGACTTCGACGAGGACTTCACTGGGCACATCCCCGAGCCTGCGCCCGAACCGGAGCGCGACCCCTTTGCGGACGGTCCTTTCCCTTGCGCCGATCTTGACCTGACCTGCCCGCCCGGTTTCGTCGGCGAGGTCGCCGAGTGGATCGACCGGCAGTGCCGCTATCCCCGGCGCAGGCTTTGCGTGGCGGCGGCGCTGGTGACGGTCGGCAACATCGGCGGGCTGCGCCATGAGGACACACGCGACGGGGTTACGGCCAACATGCTGGCCTTCTGCGTCGCGGCCAGCGCCACCGGCAAAGAAGCGGTTCAACAGGCCATGGCGCAACTGCACCTTGCGGCTGGGGTCCACTATGCCTTGCAGGGCGGGATCAAGTCGGAACAGGAAATCATGCGCAACCTGATCGAGCATCAGGCCGCTTTCTACCTGGTGGACGAAATCGGGATATTTTTGACGAAGGTCCGCAATGCACAACGCAGGGGTGGCGCGGCCTATCTGGAAGGCGTCTTTGGCGCGATCATGTCGGCCTACAGCAAGGCCAATACACGGCTGCTGTTGCAGGGTGACATCAAGCGCGAGTTGCGCAAGCTATACGCGGGCATACTTGCCAAGGCGCAGGATGACGGCAACAGCCCCGCTGCGGTTCGCGCCGAGCGGATGCTGCGCATGATCGATGAGGGGCTTGAGCGGCCATTTCTGAGCGTTGTCGGGTTCACGACGCCTGCGACATTCGACGGGATGATGGACGGCGAGACCGCCACGCAAGGCTTTGTCGGGCGCAGCATCATCGTCAACGAAAAGGACATCAACCCGCCCGCCCGGAAGGGGTTCCGGCGGCAGGACATGCCGGATTACATGGCGTCACGCCTCATGCAGATTTACAGCGGCGGCACGTTCAACCAGTCGGGTCCGGTTCGGGTGGAATGGCCGGATAACCGCGAGGCCGTGACGACGACGCCGGAAGCCGATGCCATGCTTGACGACGCGGCGGATTGGCTTCTGCGTTATGCAGACGACATGGGCGAGCATACCGGCGAGGCGTCGGTTGCCATGATCCGCCGGGCCTATGAGATGGTGGCCAAGGTCAGTTTTGTTCTGGCGATCCCGGAAGGGGTCAGGACAGCGGACCATGTGCGATGGGCCTTTGCCTATGTGCGGGATGAGCTTGACGCCAAGATCAAGCTGGTTTTTGCGAATGACAACGCCAAGGACCGCCCCGACGAAAGCGTCGCCGCACGGCTGATGAACTACATCCCCGAGCGCGGCGCAAGCCTGGCCGTGCTGGCAAACCGCACCAAGATCAAGCCTGAGGCGTTGCTCAAGGTGCTGAGGAAAATGGAAGGCGCAGGCATGGTCCGCGAGCGCCTGTCTGACCGTCAATACAGGGGCAAAAGGGGAACAGTCTGGGTCGCGGTCAAATCGTAGCGCCCGCGCGATAACATTTGGATACGATTATTTCGCATTAAAATCATTGACTTAGGTGTCAAATCTTATCCGTAGAGAGTTATCCCCTATATACATTCAAAAAGGGACAGAGAGGGACAGCTAGAAGGCCCCTATAGGGGGTCTACAGGGAGGGAGTATATAGTATATAGTGTATAGATAACTCTATGATTAGATACCTAAGTGACTGTTTTTGCTTGACGAAAAATGTTATCGGAATGTTAGCGACCGCACTATACTTCTACAAATGGAGACGACATGACAAACCGCCCGCTATCCCCAGCCGACCGCGCCCGCATCGCCGCAGACTACGGGCTTGACCCCGGCATGGTGACGACGCTGGTCCGTGTCTGCCCGCCCGGCCATGCGTCGGCTGATACCGCGCCGCCCGTGACGCCGGGTGAGGTCATCGCGATATATCACCGCAACCGGGCGCGTATGGGGCGGCTGGCATCCGCGAAGGTCAAGCCAGCGCCGCAACCGTTGCCGACGTGGGGGGATGAATGACCCCGCAGGCCTCACTAGAACGCCGCAGGGGCCGCTTGCGCGACCCCTTGGCTACCCCGGTACAGGACGGAGGTTTTGGTAGGGTTTTGGTAGGGGTCAGGTTTTCGAGCAAACCGTCAAACTGACAGCCAAGGTGTTTTCGCCTTCCGCGCTCGACACGTTGGTCGCGTTGTCAAAGCGCACATAGGCAAATGTTCCGCGCGCTGCCTTCATGACGGTTCCGGGACCATAGATCGGATGGGTAACTCTGGTTGCATTCATGGCGTCTCTCCTCTGGCTCATGGTGACGCGGCCCCGCAAGGCCGCGCTGCGATGGGTCAGGCGGCGGTTCTGCGCATTGTTGAGACTTTGTGATCATACCGGCAACCGAACTCTTTCGCGTGACTGATCGCAAAGGCGGCAGCCTCGGGGTGCGACGTGAAGTCCGCGACGTAACGGCCCGTTGACCAGCTTTCAACGCGGAACCAGACGGCGGGGTAGTTCGCGGGGATGTGGCTATGGTTATCAAGGTGCAGTTGCATCTTCGTCTCTCCCGTTTGGGCATCTGTCCAACTTATGCACCAACAACGCGCCAGTCTACGCAGTTGTCGGTGAATCGCGCGCCAAAGAGGCTAAACCCCTCAATGCGCGCGATAGTGATGGCTTCTTGTGCGGTCATTGCTTTGACAATTGCACGGCGCGTGTAGTTGTCGCCATATGCGTGGACCGACGTGAACTCATACTCGACCTTGAAAAACCGTGCTGCCATCTTCGTCTCTCCCGTTTCCATAGGTACACCATACGTCACGCGTTACGGTGATGCAAGCGAAAAATCGCTGTCATGTGCAGATTTTCCCGCTTGACGCCGCGTTGCGCGTGACGTAGTGTCGGGGTATCAGGTAAGGGAGATGATGATGGAAAACCCGTTCACCGCTTCGCGTACGTTCCGCAGCTTCGGCCCGAACATGACCCCGCGGTGGATTGTCCAACTTGACGCCGACGCCGCCGAGATCATGGGCGAAACCAAAATGCGCTATGTTTTCGACAGCGAAAGCGGTGCCGCCAAATTCGCCGCCACGCTGCAAGGCAACTTCGATGCGGCCTTCGCCGATGCCTGCGGGGTGTGACGCCATGACCGCCGCAGAACGCCAGCAGCGCATCCGCGACCGTCGCAAGGCCGGGCTGGTCCGGCTGGACGTGTTTGTCACCCAGGACATCAAGGGCGCGATGGTCGAGTTGATGCGGGAAATGCGGGGGGATGACGGGCGTATCAGGCCGCCATCTCCATCGGATCAGCCAATGCGCGATGGCGACATCATCACATCGGATTTTTTCGATGGAATGCGCGCGGTGAGGATCGTTCCGTGATGGATGGCCGTCTTGAACCGCAGACCAATCCGCGCTAGTTTCTGCGCATGGAAAGAGGCCGTCCGACAGACTACCGCGAAGCATACGTTGAGGGCGCAAGGAAACTTGCCCGACTTGGCGCGACCGATGCCGAGATTGCCGATTTCTTCGGCGTTAACACGTCGACCATTTATAGATGGAAGGTTGCTCACGAGGATTTTTGCAACGCCTTAAAGGCCGGTAAGGCAGAGGCCGATGCCCGAGTTGAGCGATCCCTGTATCATCGCGCCATCGGTTACAGACAGGAGGGCGTCAAGATTTTCATGCCCGCCGGGGCGACGGAACCTGTTCACGCGCCATTTACCGAGATCATCGCTCCGGACACGACGGCTGCAATTTTCTGGCTCAAGAACCGCAAGCCGGAAGAGTGGCGGGACCGCAAAGACATCGATCATACATCATCGGACGGCAGCATGACGCCGAAGCCGGGAATTGACGTGTCCAAGCTGTCCCCCGCCGTCATGGCAGAGCTTCTCGCAGCGAAGGACGCGGGCGATGCTTGACGCCGCGCCGCATGGCGGATGGCTATCCTTGACGCCGGGATGCGTTCTGCCCCCTCCGCCCGTGCATCGCGGGCCGCAGGGCTATCCGATGCCAGCCCCTGCATGGTTTGCCCTGGAAACGCCGCCGCAACGCGAAGCCCGCGCAATCGACATGCTTTCGCCGCACGGGATCGATTGCTGGTGCCCGACCGAGCCTGTCTGGCGGGTGCCGCGATCCGGGCCGCGCGTGGCCGTGCAGGTGGAGCGGCGCATTCTGCCGCGTATCGTGTTCGCCCGCTTCACCGGCTTTCCGAATTGGGATGTGATGTTCGCATCGCGGCATGTGTCCGGCTTCATCGGGGCAAGCGGCAGGCCCCGCGCGATCACCGATGACGAAATGATGGCCATGACGACTGTTCCGGGCCGGATTTCGGAGTTGCGCGCCGCAAAAGCCGATGCCATGCGCATCCGACCCGGCGATACAGCGACCGTTCTGGATGGCGCAATGGCCGGGTGGCAGGTGACGGTATCGGCGGTTGATGGCGATATTGCGGCCTTCGTGGTGCCCATTCTCGGCGACCGGGTGACGCGAATGTCGGTAGCGCGGATGGTGAAATCAGCGCCGCTTGCAATGAGCGCATAACCGCGCTATCTTTGGCGCAGATAAACCCCTGATGGCATCGGGAAGATGCGCAACTGGCGTCAGGGTCGCGGCGGCAAATAGCCCTGCCGCGCAGCGGGTGCCAACTTGCAAGAGGCCCGCCGCAACCGCGCCTAGCCCGGTTCGCGATACAAGCGAAGCTTTGCCGGATTGTTCGCATGATCCTGTCGCCGGATGACCTTATCGCGGTCGAGCGCGAGTATTGCCGCCGGTCGCTGGCAAATTTCGCAAAGCGGGCGTGGCGTATTCTTGAGCCTTCAACACCACTCAGGTGGGGATGGGCGCTTGATGCCATCTGCCTGCACCTTGAGGCGGTCACGCGCGGCGACATAAACCGGCTGTTGATGAACGTGCCTCCGGGCTGCATGAAGTCGCTGCTTGTGGGGGTAATCTGGCCAGCGTGGGAATGGGGGCCGCGCGCCCTGCCGCACATGCGGTTTATCGGCACGGCGCACATGCAGGATCTGGCCGTGCGGGACGCGATGAAGTGCCGCCGCCTGATCCAGTCGGAGTGGTTTCAATCGCTCTGGCCGATCACGCTCACGAGCGACCAGAACAGCAAGACCAAGTTTGAAAACGACAAGACGGGCTTCCGCGAGGCCATGGCGTTTTCAAGCATGACTGGTTCGCGCGGCGACAGGATCGATCTTGACGACCCCTTGTCTGCCGATGGGGCAAACTCTGATGCCGACCGCCGCCGCGCTGAGATAACGTTCACGGAAACCCTGCCGACGCGGGTTAATAACGACAAGTCAGCCATTGTCGTCATCATGCAGCGGCTGCATGAGGGTGACACGAGCGGCATCATTCTGGCTCGCGAGTTGGGGTATACACACCTCCGCCTGCCCATGCGGTTTGAGCCTGACCGGCGATGCGTGACCACGTTCTTTACGGACCCTCGCACCAAGGACGGCGAATTGCTCTTCCCTGAGCGATTTCCAGAGGATCAGGTCGCGCTACTTGAGCGGACTATGGGCAGCTATGCCGCCGCAGGGCAGTTGCAGCAGCGCCCGGCCCCGCGTGGTGGCGGCATGTTCAAGCGGGAATGGTTCCCGATTATCGATGCCCTGCCGGTTGGCGGGCGATATGTGCGAGCATGGGACTTGGCTGCAACGGCCAGCGATACCGCTGCCTATACCGCAGGCGTCAAGATGGGGCGGCTGCCAGATGGCCGCTTTGTGATAGCGGATGCCTGTCGCGTTCAGGGCAGCCCGCGCGATGCGGAGCGGCTGATAGTGGCGACGGCAAGTCAAGACGGCAAGGCCGTCAAGGGGTCATTGCCGCAAGACCCTGGGCAGGCTGGCAAGGCGCAGGTGCAATATCTGATAGGGCAACTTGCCGGTTACACCTATCGGGCCAGCCCGGAAAGCGGCGACAAGGTGACGCGGGCCGACCCCATGGCAAGCCAGGCGGAGGCGGGGAACATCGTGCTTTTGCGGGGCGCGTGGAACGATGCGTTCCTTGACGAATTGTGCAGCTTCCCGACCGGCAAATTCAAGGACCAGGTCGACGCGGCAAGCCGGGCCTTTTCCGAACTCACCAAGCCGCAGGCTTCAAGCGAAACGACAGCCGTAGCAGGGATGTACTGACATGATGACCCTGCAAGACGTTGCATTTGGCGGCGGACGAGAGGTCGAAAGCCTTCACCCGGAAGTGACGCAGGACCGTCGCGACGAATGGGCGCTCATGGCGGCAACAGCCAGCGGCGAAAGCGCCGTCAAGACGGCTGGTGAAAAGTACCTGCCCAAGCCATCCGGTTACAAGGCGCAACAGGACGGCGGCAAGGCGATGTACGCGGCATACCGTGGCCGTGCGCAATTCCCGGAAATCCTCACGCCTTCCGTTTCGGCGATGATCGGCATCATCCATGGTCGGGAAATCAAGATCGAAATGCCGGATGCCATGCAGTCGGCGCTTTGGGAAAACGCGGACGGCGACGGGATGCCGCTAGAGGTGTTTCACCGGAACATCACGCGCAACCTGCTGACCTATGGCAGGTTCGGGGTTCTGGCGGACGTGCCGCTTGCCGGGGGAGACCCCTACTTGCGCGGCTACGCGGCGTCGGCGATTACCAATTGGGATCGCGATTGGTGCGTGCTGGACGAAACCGCGATGGCCCGCGACGGGTTCAAGTGGAAAACTGTCAAGCGGTATCGCGAGTTGTATCTGGACGGCGGGGCCTATGCGCAGCGGCTGTGGACGGCGAACGAAAAGGGCGAATACGCGTCCGAAGAAATCGCGGTTGTCGCGCGCGGTGGCGCGGCGTTGACTGATGTGCCGTTCGTCGTTGCCAATGCGCATGACGTTTCGGCGACGATCCTGACCCCGCCGCTTATCGGCGTGGCCCGCTCGGCTCTGGCCATCTATCAGCTTTCGGCGGACTACCGGCATCAGCTTTACATGTCCGGGCAGGAGACCTTGGTGGCCCTGAACGGTCCGGCCCCTACCGCAGTCGGCGCTGGCGTCGTCCACGCCATGCAGGGCGACGGCATCAGCCAACCGGACCTGAAATACGTATCGCCGTCGTGTTCAGGCATCGATGCGCACCTCAAGGCCATGGAAGACAACCGCATTGCGGCCATTACGGCTGGCGCGCGGCTCTTGGAGCAATCGGACAAGGTGCAGGAAAGCGGTGAGGCGCGTCGCCTGCGGTTTGCCAGCGAGACGGCCACGCTTTCCAGTATCGCCATGGTGTCTTGCGCGCTGCTTGAGCGGTCCCTACGTCATGCCGGGGCCTTCATGGGCCTGCCGCCGGATGGCATCATCGTCACCCCGCCGGAAAACCTGATGGACCAGACCATCAGCGCAGCCGAGTTTGCTGCGCTCTTTGGGGTCTACACGCAAGGCGGCATGTCGTGGCCAACGCTCCATGCCATTGGCCAGAAAGGCGGCATCTTCTCGGCTGACGTTGATGCCGATGCCGAATACGCCAGGATTAATCCGGTAACGGATAATCTGGACCAAAACGCCGCGTGATGCGCGGCGCAACCGCCCCGATGGGGCATTCTGAAAGGACCGGGCGATGCCCCTGAAAGTCGTGCTTGAAACCCTGGACGGCATCGATGACGCCGTGAAGCCCTTCTACACCGAAACGGAAGGCAAGTTTGTTCTGGCCGTAGAGGGCGTGGACAGCCATCCCGAAGTCGCGAACCTGAAAAGCGCATTTGAGCGCGTGAAGGCCAGCGATGCGACCGCGCGCAGCGATCTGCAAAAGGCGAAGGACGCGGCGAAGAAGGCGGCTGATGACCTTGCTGCCGCGCTGAAAACCCGCCCCGACGAAGCCGCGTTGCAGAAAATGCGCGCCGATCTTGAGGCGGAGCGCGACGAATGGCGCGGCAAGGCGGAAACGTCCGAAAAGCGCTTGTTGGGCGTGACACGAGACCGTCAGTTGCAGGATGCGCTTGCGGGCGCGGGCGTGTCCAATCCGGCGTTTCTCAAGGCCGCGATGCGGCTGCATCAGGACGCGGTGAAGGTTGCGGACGGCGAAAAGGCGGTTGTCGAAACCGACATGGGACCGATGCCTGTTGCCGATTTCATCAAGAAATGGGCGGCGGGCGAGGGCAAGGACTTTGTGACCCCCGCGAAGGGCGGCGGCGCGCAAGGCAATGACAAAGGCACGACCGGCGGCAAGACGATCAGCCGCGCCGATTTTGACAAGATGGACCCTGCTGCGCGGGTAGCCGCGATGACCGGCGGGGCAACACTGACAGACTGACTACGCCGTGTCCCCGCGATGGGGACCGGACAACCTGAACCCCATCGCAAGGAGAAAACCCGATGGCCAACACTCTGAACGGGGTCGTCCCGACCCTGTATTCTGCCCTCAACGTCGTGCAGCGCGAGATGGTCGGTTTCATTCCCGCCGTTCGCCGTGACAGCAAATCCGACCGGGCGGCGCTCAACCAGACCGTTCGTTCGCCGATTGGCGTTTCCGGCGCGCTGGAAAACATCACCCCCGGCGCAACCCCTGCGGACAGCGGCGATACCACGGTCGATTACGTGGATGTGACGATCACCTCGTCCAAGGCAGCGCCGATCCGTTGGACCGGCGAAGAACAGCTTTCTGTCACCACGACCGGCGTCGTGAACGAAATCTTGCGGGACCAGTTTGCCGACGGCATGCGCAAGCTGGTGAACGCCATCGAAAGCGACATCTTCACGGCGGTGAAGGCAGGCTCTTCGCGCGCCTATGGCACGGCGGGCACCACGCCTTTCGGTACGGCGGGCGACCTGTCCGACCTTGCTGGCGTGGCGCAAATCCTGGACGACAACGGGACGCCGGTCACTGACCGTCAACTCGTCGTCGGTTCGGCGGCAATGGCCAAGCTTCGCGGCATTCAGTCCGTGCTGTTCAAGGTCAACGAGGCCGGGTCCAGCGACATGCTGCGCAATGGCATGACTGACCGCCTGCAAAACATGGCGTTGCGGTATTCCGGGCAGATCGTCCAGCACGTCAAGGGCGCGGGCACTGGCGGCCTCATCAACAACGCCTCGACGGAGGCGATTGGCCAGACCTCGCTGACGTATGACACGCTGACGGTGAACACCACGGGCATCAAGGCCGGTGACGTTGTGACGATGGCTGGCGACAGCAACAAGTACATCGTGAAGACGACAACGACCGCAACTTCGGGCGAGCTTGTCATCAACAAGCCCGGTCTTCTGGCGGCGGCGGCGGACAACGCGGCGATCACTGTCGGCAACAGCTATACCGGCAACTTCGCGTTTGACCGCAATGCGGTTGTGCTTGCGGCTCGCGCGCCTGCGCTTCCGACCGGCGGCGACAGCGCGGATGACCGCATGACGATCACTGATCCGATTTCCGGCCTGACCTTCGAGGTGTCGCTGTACCGCGAATATCGTCGGATCAAGTATGAAATCGCGATGGCTTGGGGCGTGGCCGTGCCGAACCCTGCGATGGTTGCGACCCTTCTCGGCTGATCTGCGCTTTTTGAGGGGCTGGGCAACCGGCCCCTTTCCCAAGCGCAGAGACAATTCGGGCGAAAAGAGGATGCCAGATGGAACTTCCGACGATCAAGATCAAGGATGGTGACGACTACATCATCATCAACCTGAGCGACTTTGACCCCGCTGCGCATGTGCCGTTTGACGCGGCGGATGACGCGGTTGAGCCTGCGCCTGACAAGCCGCGACGCGGATGCCCGCCCAAGCAAAAGGATGCTGAAGAATGACTGTTTCGGTTTCATTCATGAAGCCTGATGGCATCGGATCGATCAACGCGCCGGGGCTTGGTCGGTGCCGGACGCGCGAGACGATCACTGTCCCCGGCACCACGACCGCCAGCCTTGAGGCGGGGGAAATCGCGCTTCTGTGCAGCGGCGAAAGCGCGGTTGTCCTTGCGGCGGCTGGCACCACGCCGGACGCGCAGGCCACCACGGCAACGGCGGCAACGCAGGCCGGTGTGCCGGTTCCGCCGAACGTCTTTGTGCCCGTTGTCGGCAAGGTCGGCGAAAAGATCAATATCAAGGTCATGGCCTGATGGCACTTGTCGTCACCCCCGGCGCGGCGAACGCGGACAGCTATGCCTCTCTGGCGACGGCGGCATCATACGCCACGGCTGTAGGGTCAACCGCATGGGCGGGAACGGATGCCAGCAAGGAAGCGGCCTTGCGCCGCGCTACGTCGTGGCTGGATGGGGCCTATGCCGGGCGGTGGCCGGGGTTCCGCGTCAACGGGCGGTCGCAATCGCTGGAATGGCCCCGCGTAGGGGCGTATGACGCGGAAATCGAATGGATTGATAGCGCGACCATCCCGGTCGAGGTGGTGAATGCGACATGTGAGGCGGCTCTTCGGGAAATCCTGACGCCGGGCGTCCTGTCGCCGGATGTGACGCTGGGCACGGCCAAGGTTCTGACCGGCCTCAAGGGCATATCCTGGACCCCGCTGCGTGGCAGCGTAAGCGCGGCGGACATGGCCCCGACGCTCAACGCGGTTGACCGGCTGTTGGCGCGGATTGTTGGTACCGCGACGGGCATCAAGTATTTGGACCGGGCATGAGCGAGAATTGGGCAGCCGTTGCCGCCGATGTGACTGCGGCCCTTGCTGATGCGGGCTTTCCGGTGCTTCTGGAGCAGCCGGGCATTGCGTCCGGCACGGAGTATGATCCGACCATTTCGGGGCCGGTGCTGCATGCGGTCTATGCGGTTGACGACATGATCCGGTATCGCGACCGCGATGGTGTTGTGACAGGGACCGCCCGTGTCCTGACCGTGGGCGCAAGCGTGACGCCGCAAAAGGGTTGGCGGGTGCGGGTTGGCGCGGAGCGGTGGCACCGCATTGCAGAGGTCATGCCGCTATCGCCGGGCGGAACGGATTTGCTGTACGATCTGACTTTGGAAGGGTGATGACGTGGCCCTTGAGGATGCCCTGAAAGACCTTGAACCGGCCATCAGGGACGCCTTTCTTGCGGCGGTCAGGGATGTACGGGGCAGCGTCAACGTCGCGGACTTGGCGAAGGCCATTCAGGACGGGCGCACGGATGATGCCATTCGCCTGAGTGGCGTTGATCCGGCCTTCTGGCAGCCGCTTGACGATGCCTTGCGTATAGCCTTCGCCAGAGGTGGCAGGGACGCCCTTGCTGCCTTGCCGCCTGTCCCCGACCCTGCCACGGGCTTGCGGGCCGTGGTGCGATTTGATGGGCGCGCCTTGGGGGCGGAAGAATGGGTCAGGCAACACAGTGCTGACCTGGTGACGGAAATCATCATCGGGCAGCGCGATGCCATCCGCAACCTGATCCTCGGGGCCATCGAAAACGGACGCGGCCCGCGCAACACCGCGCTTGATATTGTCGGGCGTATCGGACCTTCCGGGCGGCGCGAAGGCGGCATCATCGGCCTGACAGAACAGCAAGCCGGATACGTCACAAGCGCCCGCGATGAAATCCTGTCCGGCGATCCGAACTACTTCACGCGACAACTTCGGGACCGCAACTTTGATCCGATGGTGCGCAAGGCGATGGAAAGCGGGGAGCCGTTATCGGCGGCGGACCTTGACCGGGTGACGGGTCGCTACAGCGACCGGCTGTTGATGCATCGGGGCGAAGTCATCGCCCGGACCGAAAGCATCGCCGCGCTACATGCCGGGCAGTATGAGGGTTATGAGCAGATTGTTGCCAGCGGCAAGGTTCCTGCGTCCGCTATCACAAAGGTATGGTCCGCAACCGGCGACAAGCGGACGCGCGAAACCCATGCCGATATGAACGGGCAGAAACAGCCGTGGGGGCAGCCGTTCATCAGCCCGAGCGGCGCTGCATTGCAGCATCCACATGATGACAGCCTTGGGGCACCGGCTTCCGAGATAATCCAGTGTCGCTGCGCGATGCTTGTCCGCATTGACTATCTGGCAATGGCAGGGTGACATGGCGCAGACCTTCACGGCGCAGGTGCAGCGGTTTGCGGACCTGACGAAGTCCAAGATGGAAGCCGTCGTCAAGAAATCGGCGGAACGGGTTTTCGAGGCCGCGCAGACGCCAAAGGTGCAAGGCGGCAGCATGCCCGTCGATACCGGCTTCCTGCGAAACTCCTTTGTCGCGGAACTGAACGGCGGCGGCGTCACGTCAGGACCGGATGCTTACGGCCTTGTCATTGCCAATTATGAGCTTGGCGATGCAATCTTCGGCGGCTGGACTGCCGAATATGCCATTCGGATGGAATACGGCTTTTCTGGCGAGGACGCCTTGGGCCGGACCTACAATCAGGCGGGCAACTTTTTTGCCCTCAATGCCGCGATGCAGTGGCAATCCATCGTGGCGCAGGAAGCGGAACGCGCCCGCAACATGAGGTGATGAAATGGGACTGACTGCGACTATTCACGCCGGCATCAAGGCCGTGCAAACCGGAACGAATGATTTCGGCGGCCCCGCCTATACCCCGGCAATTGAGGCGCTTCTGTCGTTCACGGACGGCACGGGGCAGGGTCAAGCCGACATTCTCTGGGCCGACATTCGCACGGTATCCAGTGCGTCAAACGATGACCTGGACTTCGCGGGCGTCCTGTCCAGCGCATTCGGTGCGACCATCGCGGCGGCGGAACTGGTGGCGCTTGTCATCATCAATGCCCCGGCTTCCGGCGCGGCGAACACCACGACATTGACGCTCGGACAAGGATCGACAAACCCGGTCCTGCTTTTCGGCGGTACATCCCCGACGAAAACCATCAAGCCGGGCGGCGTCCTGCTTCTGGCCGATACCGATGCGACCGGGCTTGCGACCGTTTCGGCGGGTTCCGCCGATACCCTGCGGATTGCGAACGGTTCGGGTGCATCGGCGACCTATCAGATTGCCGTTCTGGCGCGTTCGGCGTGATAGCCGCGCAAATCGGGGCGGCGCTAAAAGCCAAACTGGCTGCGCTGTCCTTCTCGCCGGAAATTCCCGTCGCTTGGCCGGGCCGCGACTTCGACCCCGCCGGGCTGGACAAGTATCTTGTCGCGGCCATCGAAAACGCGCCGAATGAACGGCTTGGCATCAAAGCCATGCACCGCCGGGCGGGGTCGCTCATTGTCACCGTGTGCAGCCGCATGAACCGTGGCAGTGGACAGGGTGACGGTATTGCGGATGCCGTAGCGGATCATTTCCCCTGCGACTTACGGCTTGACCTGTCCGGCGGGTCACGACTGCGCGTAACGACCGCCCCGAGCGTTCGGGGCGGATATCAGGATGGCGGAACATGGCGGACGCCGGTTGTCATCCCGTTTGAAGTTCTGTCCTGAGCGTATCGCTTGGGCGGATTGTTACACAGCCCGCAAGCGCCTTGGGCCAGCGCATAATCGGAGACTGAAATCATGGCTGACCTGCATTCCGTTTCGGGGTCGAAAATCTACATCGGCGGCGTCCTTGCCAGCAAGGCAACCGATTTTGTCGCAGGCGACTTCGCCTCACAGACTTGGCTGGAAATCGATGGATGGGAAACCTGCGGCGCGCTTGGCGACAATGCCGAGACGATTTCGACCGTCCTCATCAACCGCAACCGCGTCGTGAAGCAGAAGGGCGCGAATGATGCGGGCGCGTGGGAAAACAACTTCGCCGTGCTTGAGGGCGGGGACGCCGGGCAAACCGCCATGATGGCAGCGCAGGCCACGCGCGACAATTACGCCTTCAAGGTCGAATGGGCGTCGGGCGAAGTATTCCGTTTCATCGGGCTTGTCATGTCCAAGTCGAAAGCGGGCGGAGGCGGGAATACCGTGGACATGCGGGCTTTCAACATCGAGATCAACTCCAACATCGTCGAAAGCTGACCCCGATGGAATTGACGCACCTCAAGCGTCACCTGCCATCAGTCGAAGACGGTCGCTGGGTTGACGCCACGGAAGTCCCCGAATTGCGGGACGTGAAGCTGAAATTGCGCGGGGCATCGTCGTCCGTTGCCCGCGCCGCCTATGCCGCGCGCGAACGCATGGCCCCCACGGGGGATCGTGATGCGACGGGCAAGATCAAGCAGGATGTGGCAATCCGCATGATCCTGGAATGCGCGTTGGACGATTGCCTTGTTGATGTGTCTGGACTGACAGAAGGCGGCTTGCCCATGACGGCAGACCGCCTGCGTCAGCTTGCGCGCCTGCCGGAATATCAGCCGCTTGCGGACCTTGTGATGCAGGCGCTTTCGGCGGTGGATCAGACGCGCGAAGCGCAGATCGAGGCCATTTCGGGAAACTAGCGGCCCTCGTCCTTTGGCAATGCCAGCATGGCGGAAAGGCCGAGGGGTATCGCAAGGAACTGGAAAAGCGCGGCGCGCCGGTCCCGAAGCACCTGTATCCGCCGGAAGCCCTGCCCGGCGTGTGGGATTGGTTTCTGGCGTTTTTCGAGTTGGCGACGGAGCGGCGGATTGACGGCGGGCCGATACCGCATAGTGCGATTGAGGCTTGGCCGGTCCTGCCGCAAGAGGCGGATTGCTTTCGTCGGGCGATCCGGGCGGCAGATCGCGCCTATCTGGAATGGCGCGCCATACCGCAGGAACAGCAACCGCCGACTAAAGTTGCAGGCCCTGACCTGTTGAGAAGGAAGCCCAAAGCATGACGGATGTCGCGGAACTTGGCATCAGGGTGCAATCGGCGGAAACCAAGAAGGGTGCCGCCGACCTTGACGCCATTGCCAAATCCGCCGCCGGGGCGGAGCAGGCGGTCAACCGCACCACGGGCGCAGTACAGCGTCTTGATCCGCCCCTGCGCGCCGTGCGGCAGTCGATCCGGCTTGCTGGCAATGGCGCGCGGCAGATGGCCATGCAGTTGTCGCAGGCCGCGCA